ATACTTCGGCGATTAGCGCGACTGCGAACAAGACCACGAGCACGTGACCGCGAACCCAGGTGATATCCCGTTCGATGGTTGCCGAAGGGGTTTCTGACATGAAGCCTCCGATATGGCTCATAGTACCAAAGTACCAGCCGAGTGTCAAGCTTTTTTCAAGCGCGCCTGCAAATATTCGATGACTGGGAGGAGATTTTCAGGATGACGTGCGGCGTCGAAAAATCTCTCAATGCAGCCTAGACCGTAGTTACACTTTCCGTCCAGCAAACCGCGAATCGACCACGGCATGGCTGCGGCTTTGACGGCAGTAATTGCAGCAGCTTTTGTTTTAGCGTGGCGCACAAACACTTCTTGACGCCGTTCGTCATAGGCATGGGCATGCCATTTCAACTTCATGGCAAGTAGCCCAGCATCAGTTTCACGAAACGCTTTAATATAGAAATGAAAATGATCCACACAGGGGTAGCCGTGGGCGTCGAGAGGGCCGCCGCAGATTTTACATTTGTGGTTTTGCTCGGCGGCACGAGCGTCTCGCTCGGCGAGAGTAATTCCAAACTTGCGCTGGAGTCGGAGGTCTTTAATGCGGCTTCTTTCTTCAACTGTTGCTGTCTTTTTTGCTCGCGCCATCTCGCCCGCTCCTCAAACCGTTCGCGCGTCATTCTGTGAACCTCGCGCTCGTAGTAGCGCACATACTCCCCCTGCGCTACAATGACCACCAACAACAGAACGTCTAAGACGGACATGATGTGGTCGAACATATCGCCACCTTATTTTTTGCCCGGGCGGGTAAGACTGGCCAAACCTCGGATCATAGCGTCATTCTTGGCTTTCTGTGCGGCTGAAACTTTACTGACTCGGGATCGCGCCACTACGGGCTTCACGTTTGCACCGAATTCGAAGGAAGTATCGCCTTCGTCTACTCCAGACGCTGAAATTTCTCCGGGAGTTCCGCTTCCAGTTCCCCGTCCAGCGGCTCCTGTGGGGGATTCCCCGCGAACGCCAGTCTCAAATAGTTGTCCCTGGTTACTGGCAGCCCCAATTCGACTAGCATTTTCTCTGTTCCATCGGGTTGCATAGTCCCAGATATTGTTTCGGGCTTGGTCGGCTGTGATTTTTCCATCTTCGTGTTCCTTCCAGATCGCATCTACCGCTGCCTGATTTTCAGGCGTCTCGAAGTCATCCGTGAAAACCTCACGAATTTTAACCCACGTAGGAGATTGTAACCTACCTGGGATCGGAATGTCAAGTTCTTTCGCGGCAAGTCGATAAGCCGCGTCATGCACAGGATAGGTGCCCTTAAGCCCGTATGCGCCGTTCTTGATGGTGCCGAAATTCTCGCGGACAGCTTTCGTCTTGCCCGACATCGGGCGCAACTGCGCGACGTTAATCGCGTGTGTATCCATAGTCAAGAAGCGTGGGTCATCCGGCGCAAGCTGGTTGTTATAGAAGTTGCGCACCTTGTGACCGTACCCAAGTTGTTTGCTGATGTTTTCGTCCGAGCCATCTTTCAAAATATCGATGGCTTTTTCGATATGTCGCTGGAAACTCCAACCAACAGAAGCATTGGACCCGTCCGTATTCGTTGCGAGCCCGAGCGATTTGCCGTCAGGCCCCCACTTTTCATACTCGCGAGGATTGTGCGCTTCATCATACAGCCGCAGCCAGTGCGCCTGCAAGGTCGTCGTCGGAAGTTCGGCCAGTGTCTTTCCCTCCAGCTTTTTATAAAACGGCTTGAAAGCTTTGTTCGCCGGAAGAGATGTAATCTTGTCCGCGGCTTTCTGCATCGCAGGTGTGAATTTGGTGTTCTGCTGGTTCTTCCAGATATTCACGGTACGCTCGGCAAGCGAAGTATTCTGATCCCAATCAGTCATCGGCGATTCGACAGCGGTCACCGCATAAACTTGATGTGGGGTCACACCATGCTGCTTGGCGACTTCGATACCACGATTATGCGCGCCGACAGGATACCACTGTTCGTCTCGTTTGAACTCTTCCGGCGTAACTTTTCCGGCAACGAATTTGATGTTGTCTGCGGCATGCCGAATATAGGCGTCGGCCTGCTCCTGGGCAGTAGCGTCAGGCGCGGTGAATCCCGGCGTCTCGTTCGTGCGATTGACCATCTTCTGCATGTAGCCCGGCGCACTCTTGGCGGCTTCCAGGTCAGACATCCGCGACTGATCGGTGTGATCTTCGACAGTCTCACCCTTCACGGTTTTTGTGGGAACACGAGTGCTGACCGTATGGTTCGATTCATTCAAATCTTTGATGCGCTGTTCAAGCGGATAGTTTGGAAACTTGGTCTGCAGCCCAGTGCCGCCGGTTGGGATAACTTCGCCCTTGGCGATGTCAAATGCGGATTTCTGATCTAGGTTAGCCGCAACCTTCGCAGCGTTCGGACCCACCGCTCCGATATTGATTTCATGACCACCCTTGACCGCCGATTGGTTATCCCAGCCGACACGCAGTTCCGGGTGCTGGTCGAAAATATCTTGATGCTTGGTATAGAACTTTTTGAAATCTTCCGCGGTCGGCGCATGGTCCAAAGGCTGGCGCAATTCCGGTAGGATTTCCGTCCCGAACCCCTTTGTATCCGATTTGCCTGTGCGCGGGTTGATGCCGCCCGCTTCGTCGGTCGCGGCCATTTTTCCTGCAGCTTTATGCCAATCAGCCGAGACATCGGGCAAGATTGTAGCCTTCTGAGGCGCGAATTCGCCGGGATGGGCTTCTCCCGCCACGACTTTGGGATTGTGGAAAAACCAAGAGGTTTGCCCTTCGGTCTCGGCGCGCATTGCGGGGCGCGCGGTATCGCTGTACATTTGCGCATGCGCCTCAGTGGCGCTCTTCTCGCCGTTCTCGCTGAAATCATTCCCGCCCGCAGCATGGCCCATGGCGTCATGCACCCAACGGAACACGGTGTTGTATGTTTGTCCGCCAGTTCCTGGCGCAACTTCAGAAAGTGGATGATCCTTGGGCAACTCGTCGGCGGTAGAATAAACTTTCAGTTGATTATTTTTCTTGATGTCGTCCATCATCTCGCCTGCGGATTTGTAGGGGTCTTCGGCCTGCGGCTTGAATTTTAGTCCAAGGTCGTCACGCAAGTGATGGAACTGAGCAAGTGTTTCGGATTTCAGAGCATCGTACGCAGCCTTGACCCGCGGGTCGCTCGGGTCGTGCTTAGCTTCGTCGTAAATCTTGGCGATTTCTGTCGCGCGCTCGGGGTCAGCCTTCACAGGCTCATGGTTGATTTCGGGCATGTCATGCGCGGCGACATACTTCTGCGCCGAGGCTTGGAGTTTTGTGTTCGGCGCGACTTCGGGAGCCGTCTTTTTGGTCTTCTCGGCGATGGTTAGGTCAGGCTCTGCACCTAACGCCATAATTTTAGCGGGGGTTGGGAATTGGATTTCTTTTGAAAAACCTGGCCATTCAATTGTAACTTGGCCAACCCCTGAATGCCGAGCAATTGCCGCCGTCGCTTCTAACTGTGCTCGGGATGGTTTATCGAAAAACTCCGCGGCCAAATGATGATACTCCTCGTTTCCAAAATCGCCAGTTAAATCATAACGCGCAGCTTTGGTGTCTTTAAGAAAAGCGCGATAGTCTTCAATCCCCAATTCTTGAAAAAATGGATCATGTTCAGTGGCATCTCCGATATCTGCAACTGCGCCATCTGGGAGAATCACGCCTGCTTGTCCTCGCGCCTGCATATTTTCGGGCTTGAAAACATACCCGCTCGACTTCACTTCATCCAACGGTGTTGCCGTTTCTTCAATTCTCTTATAAACTGCCGGATAGTCTTCGGGTTTCCGTATTTCTGCGGTAACTATCCCTTTTTCTGGTGAGACTGCTGCAGTTGTTTGCGAAATTCCGCCTTCTCCGCGGGCGACATTTGCTCCACCTGCTTCAGCAGTTGCTCCCCCAACTGTTCGGTCGTCGGGTTTTGCGGCTGGCTGTTCTTGGGTTGCGGCATTGATTCTCCTCTGCACTTCAGCGTGCATGTTCTGAAGTCTCTCGGGGCTATAATGGAAATGCCGAGACAACCCCGACTCTCGGAAGTTTTCGTTCTCACTAATGATACCAGAAACCGCAGGATGCGTCAAATATTCTTTGGCTTCGTCAATATATTTGTGCATCTGCTCGAAGGCTTCTCGGTCAGTAAAACCTGCAGCCTTGAGAATATTATACGCTTGTGTTCCATCGCCGCCCGACAACACGCTAAAGTTGTGATTTGCGGCGCGGGGTATATCGTTGAAGGCTTCGTCTGCTGCAATTCCGCCCATCATATTTTTTAGGACTGCGGCACGTTTATCGGCTCGGATTTGCAACCCTTTCGGCCCCCGCTCATACAAATCCGCCCCATTCCACTGCACCCCCGCGCGCATATCCTCGCCCGCATCAGGATGGCTCGCACTAATCATGCCTTTAACGGTCAACCCTTCGTTCTGTCCGACCAGCGCATGCCCTAATTCATGACGAACGGTGTCAACTTCGGGACGCCCCATAGACGCAGGCATCTTCGCCAGCTTACCTTTGGGCACGGAATATTCGGTGGACGGCGTGCGAGCCTCAAAATGCTCTATGCTCCATTGCACGGCGTTCGGAAATTTCTTTTGTGCCTCGGCCATAGCTTTTTTGGGAGAGTGTGCTTCAATCGCTTCTGTGTGCTGCGTACCGTTCAAATCGGTTATCTCGATCGAATACGGCTCTTTTAAAGCAGATTGCTGTTCGCCTGTGACGAAGTCTTTGGGTTGCTCGGGGTGCGCGCCAATTTCTTTGAGCATGTCGTCAACATGTGTTGGACTCACGAATTCTTTATAGGCGGTCTTGATATCGCGCGGGTTGTCGGCGGTCTCCAGCATCATGTTACCGTTACGTCCCAGACCTTGACCAACAGCTTGCTTAAGAGCATCAACTTGCTCAGGTGTCACGCCATCTTTCGGAACAGACACATGAAGAGTGGGGCCGCCCTTATCGAGAGTGGGCCGAATACGAATCGTTTCAGTGTCATTCAAAAATGGAGGGACGGTAAAAGCGTCTTGTACCAACCCTGTAGATTCGTGTTTCGCGCCCGCGGCGATAATTGCATCTGGATGGTCGACGCCTGCAGGTAAAGTAATAAATTTTCCGTCAGGCGCTACGAACGTCGCGCGCCCCGGTATGGCGGCCTTAGACGGGTCTGCATGTGTGCCGTATTTGTCGACCACTTTCTGCAGGTCGGGGTGATATGGCGCAGCGGGTGCCGCAGATGCAATTTTATTTACTCGCATTGCTTTGGTCAAATCGCCGTTGTATTTATCAATGAAGTCGTCAACCGGAATTTCAAAATCTTTTTTACCGATTGAAACGACGATAGAGTCAACAGGTTGACCATATTCATTGCCGTGTTTCAAATCGTGGTAATCTGCTAAGATATCTTTTTCGATTGCCGCAGTTGTTTGCGGATTTAATTTCGCAGTCTCATACGATCCCTGTCCAGCTTTGCGAACCCAACCATCCTTCAAAAGTGAAGAAACAGTTTCTCCCATTTCGTGGGCGTCATCTGGATGTGAACCATACTGAAGTTCATGAAACGAGCCATCATTACGAATAAAACCCGCCGCCGCATTCTGTGTTGCAGGCTCGGGCATCTTCCCTACAAACTTCCCGCCTACGGATGCGAATTTTTCGGGCTCGGGTGCTTTAGTTGCAGGGGATGGATAATATTGGTCTATCGCTCGTTGTAGATCACCAATACTTCCTTCACCCGATTTTTCTGGCGTTCCCCCCAGCACTTGGAGGGGAGTTTTCTTTCCGGTATCGGTAGAATGAAAATCCCAAGCGAGTGTGTTGTCTCCTGTCTGGAGGGAATTTTGGTTATGCCACTTCGCGATTTGAGCCATCTGTTCTTCACTAGGCCGACCAAAAAACTCATAACCACTAGGACCAGCAATTCGCACAGCGTGGGTGCTCAGTAAATTACGCCCTCCGAGATTTTCTGCTATCTCAAAATGCGCCATTCCTCGGCCATGAAGAGTAGACCCATCTTTTAATAGCAAAGTTGGACGCTGTTGAATGGCGTCAATTGTATCTTTTCCGGGTCGCGGGTTTTTCATTTGCGGATGGTCGAAAGCCCGCATTTGTAGTTCTTCAAGGTCGCCTTCCTCTTCAGGAAAAGAATCAACGACCGCTTTCGGAGTTGCGCCACGTACTTTCTTGCCGCCAATTTTATCGGACGTGATAAGGTTTTCGATGGGGTCGACTACGGCGGGCGCTTCAGCAAGGGCTCGGGGTCCCACCAGCTTGCCGCCAGCCTCGGCGAACATATCCGGCGCAGGACCGAGTTGTTTGGGGGCTTCTGGAAGCGCTTTCTGGGGCTCAAGTGTAATCACCTTGCCCGTTTTGGCTTCCGCAACCCGGGCTTCTTGACGCGCCGCCATATTCGCACGCGCTTGCTCGCCCGCGGCATGAATTTTTTCAGGTAGGGCTTCGGCCCCGGCTTCTGCCGCGCCGGTTAAAATAGGCGCAACCACACCCGTCAGGGTGCCCATCGAGCCTGGAATATTTCCTGCACCGGCTTGCTCTTCGGATTTAACGAGCCCGCCGCCTACAGTCGGGAGACCGCTGGTTACATATTCTTCTGCGCCTTGAAGCTTGTTTATAAATCCGGGCTCGTTGAATCGGGCTTTCGCTGCCGCCTGTGCTTCGGGATTGGTGATTGAAGAGATAACGCCGTTTAGCGCCAGTCGAGCGGTTTTGATAGGGTGTTTTGCTGCGTCGACAAACTCGTCGACCTGCGCGCCGCCAACAGTTTTCGCAGCCTCGACCGGGTTTGCCCAAATGGCTTTGGCAGCAGATTTCACTGCCTCGGGGTCAATGCCAACCGAAGTGGCGAGGGAATGCAAGAACCCTTCGTTGGGCTCGGCCTGGGGCGCGGGAGCTACTGGAGTACCTGGAGTCTCGTCGGCCATGATTAGGGCTCAACATGCAGAACAGTCAAATTTGGATCAACAGCCCGCGCTTTGTCGAGGTTGGCGGTCGGAACGTGGTAATGCCCCCCGTTGCTGGCATGAACCAGGGCATGACCTGCAGGGGTCGCGGGCACATCAAGGGGCGCTGCGGGCGCTTCCGAAGCTGCGGATGCCGTCTTCCCCTTCGAAGCGGCAGATGTCGCGCTGGCGGCTTCCTGGGCGGGTTTTTCAGGGGTCGTAGCGGCTGTCGTGATAGCTTTAAGGACATTCGGGTGTTGCTCGGCCTTATCCAGTACCTCGGGCGGCAGGGCGACCATCTTATTGATCGCTGCGGTGATCTTGTCCACAGGCTCAACAGCCGGTATGGACGCCTGCTTGGCCTGCCACAGCTTGTGCTTTAGGTCATCAGGGATCGCGAGAGGCGCGAGGTGCTGTACCAGTTCATCTGAGTTTTTAGAATGAAAAGCGTCCCACAAATCGGAGCGTTGCTGGTCAGTAATGCTCGGCTCGCCCTGCAAAATCGGGGCCGCATGGTCCATAAATGGTGATGTTGGTGACGACATTTTAGCTCACACCTTTCTCTTCGTCAACTTCTCCGAGCACAACTTGAAACGAAATTTCGCCTTTTTCATCCATGTACACTGCGATAATCCCGCCCGGCGACACTGCGTCTTTGATGCCATCCAAACCCATCAGCGATTTAATGACAGAGTTGTGAATGAACACGGCGGTCGGCAGAGCCTTGTATGGCGAGCACAGATACTGAAAGACAACCTGAACGCGGTCATGAAGCTGATTGCGACTCTCGCCGCCCGGAATCGGCAACGATGGGTCCGTGATATATTTCTGAAACTCGGCAATGCGTTCGGGGGTTTTTTCCTTACCCGTGAAATCTGCTACCATCCACGGGCGCAGATTCGGATCGCAGGACATGAACGGGCACTGGACCGCGCCTGAGTCCATGAGATATTGGGCAGTATGGATCGTGCGCGGGACATCGGAGGAAACAACACGCCCGATTCTTTCAAATGAGAGCCAGCGCGCGGCGGCTTCGGCTTGCTGCCGACCCTCTTCGGATAGGTCGAAGTCACCCCATCCATCCCAAACACGCATATTCTTCAACTCGCCGTGGCGAATTAACCAGCCGATTAGTTGGCGAGACGGGTCCATGTTGAACATTGTATCCTCAAAGAGAGCACGAGGATGGAATCGAACCACCGACCCGCTCTTTACAAAAGAGCCGCTCTACCATCTGAGCTACTCGTGCAAAACTGGAGCCGGGTAGCCAGTAAAGGCGGCGAGGGATTTCACAGGGTTCCTTACGTCTATCCTCGTCCCCGGCAGAGATTATCATACCGCGTGCCGTGCGCTGCGTCAAGCAAAATATGGAGCGAAGCCCGAGAATCGAACTCGGCTGTTCTGGGTGGAAGCCAGATGCCCTGCCAATAGGCCAGCCTCGCATAAAAATATGGTTGGCGGGGATAGGCTCGAACCACCGACCGAGCGGTTATCATCCGCTTGCTCTACCAACTGAGCTACCCGCCAGAACTTTTACTCCAACCGACTGTTCGTTTCGCTTGCTTGCGCGAGCGCGCGAGTTTGTCGCGCGACCTGTCCTGCATCGCTCGGATCAGGAGTTTGCGCAGGAAAATTCGGCCCTGACGCGATCGGGTTTGCTGCAGGCGCTGCCGCCAGAGGCCAGCCCGGAGTTATCAAAGCAGGTTCAAGAATCGGAACGACATTCGTAGGCCGCACGATACTGCCTGTCGCAAACATTCGAGCGGTCGTATCCGATGCAACCGTGTCGGCGGCAACTTCTAATACCGGCAATCCCGAGGCGATTGTCGTGTCCGTAACAGATATGAGCACAACATCATTATACAGGACGGAAATCAAAGAGCCGAAGGCTTCTAAGCGGAGAATATCGCCAGGATTTATAGCAGCCAAAGCAACTGTTCCCAGCGATGTTTCTACACCCGCTACAAAGACACTTAATTCCACCTGTTTATTGAACAAAGCCGCATAGTACGCAGTTTGCACGTCGAGAGTGGAGCGGGCAAATAGATTGATGGCGCTTCCCCCGTTATACAAAAATTGACCGATTGTTACAACTAGAAACTGATCTGCGGGGACCGCGATTCCCGTCACTGCTTCGACGCCATCAAACGCGGGTGCAACAGATACACAAACATTATTTACGACGGCTAGATCATCATCATCTCCCGGAACAGTTGAGACTGTCCATTTAGTTGGATCGAGAGGCTGCTCGTCAGGCCGATGAAAATTATCGATAAATAAAGTTGTGTACTGCAGCGCGTTGTAAGACATCTCGTTACCTCTTCCATAAAAAAACCCTCTGGGATTACAAGTCCCAGAGGGTGCTGTGGGCTTGCGCCCGAATCTAGTTTATCGAGCCCTCGATTACACGAGGCTGAGTTCGAACTCGTTCAGGTTCACGATGACGCCGACTTCGGTTCCGCCCAATTTCGCGGCAACAACAAAGTTCAGGTCCGCTTCGCCCGTGAGTCCAGTAACCACGGTTGTGGCGGTCTTCGCGCCGGTCGTGGAGTTGAATGTCTGCGACTGGAACCAGCCCTGCAGATTGCCCTGCGCATCCAACTGGAGATAAGCGTCGAGCGAGAACGCGCCCGCTGTTTCGGTTGCGCCCAGGGTGCCTGTCGCGCCGGTCGCAATCAGAACGCCGCCAGCGGTGACAAGATTGGCTGCGGTGACGACAGTCGAAGCGAGAGGAAGAGAAGCAGCCGGAACTTGATACAAGGTGATAATCAGCGTGGTTGAAGCAGCCGCGCCGCCCGTAAGCGAACCCGCTGCGTGAAGCCACAGAACCTGACCGGTGCCCTGATACAGCCCAGTGTTACCCGCGGACAGAGGAATGATTCCCCCACCCGTCAGAGTCAGACCGTTATTGTTCAACGAGAATGGCGTCTCGGTTGTGGTGATGACTGTTCCGCTGAGCGGAGCAATCGTCAGTTGCTGAGTTCCTGAAACCTGCCGTCTTACCGTGCTGGCGTTCGACATTTTACTTCTCCTGTTGGTACCTATTCAGGTACGCGATAGCACTTTGCAGTCGTGCCTGACTGTCTTGCATCAGTCCTAAAGATTTGTTGCAAGCGTGACAAAGAAGTCCACGCAATACCTTTGTTGTGTGGTTGTGATCCACACTCAACCGAGTCCAACGCGCGCTGGTTTCTGGCCTACTACAAATAGCACAGAGCCCGTTTTGACTCGCTAACATCGCATCATATTGTTCTGGCGTCAATCCATACTGTCGTTTTAGATGCGCTTTGCGAACAGTCGCCAAGTACTTGGCGGTTTTGCGATACTTAATCTGTGTTGCGCGATACCCAGAAGTTTTCCGATATTCCCGGGCACCAATTTTTTGCTTTTCGTGACGCCGTTTGTCTTTGATTGGGTCTTTAAGATGCATGGCTGTCTCCAGCCTTAGTTTACTGCATCACCCAACCAAAAGTCAACATCAATTACACAGCCGAAACTTCGGAACGGATGCGCCGGAAGCCCGCAGTGTTGTTCGTGTTCGGACGGGCAACGACTCCCAAGAACCAGTCGTAGCTCACGATCGCTCGTGTCTGCAACATTGGGTTCGAAAGATCGATGTCGTTATCGCCGAAGGTCTTGACGTTTACCTTGAAGCTGGGATTGCGCGGAACGCGGTTGCCCAGCAACTCGGAGGCCATCATGGCTTCACGGCCAACGATATACGTCGCGTAGCCAGTCTTCCCGGCTGAGGGGTAATTGACATACGTCGGCACGGTCTGCGTGCGGATGATGCGAACGCCCGCCCATTCGAGAACGGTGTAGCCGCGAGTCATGTCTGCCTTCAGCACGCCAGCGCCCGCTTCCGAACGCTTGAGTGTGTCAACAGCCGACCCGGCGCTGTTGTCCGACATGAAGTCGTACACAACGTACGGGTGCATGGCCGAGGTATACATTCCGCCGTCGCGTCCCGGAACAGCGTTACCCATCAACTGGGATTCGCTCTTGCGAATCGTGTTGGACAGCATGAACTCGTTATCGAGCAAGTCGATGCGGGCCGAAGCCTGCGCCGCTGCGGCGGTTTCGAATCCATTGATCGCGATCAGGTTGCTGGTCAGCGCGCCGCGGTAAGACAGGTTGCGGCTCGCGTCCAGCGTAATGTCCGCCAGGAACATTTGCTGAGCGACGTTCGAAATACCAATCCAGTCGCCGAATTCGTCGGCGAAAGAATCGCTGAACACTTGGTTCAGTTGGAGCGACGGCCCTGGGATTCCTTCGGACAGATCGTAGGTCGCGGCAGCGAACGGAGTTTGTCCGTAGAACTGGAGCGTCCGACCTGAACGCCGGGGCAGAGGACGGAAGTCGCACAATTCCTCAAGAAAGGGGGTATTGAACTGCCATTCCATAATCGCGGTGCGATCATAGGCAATCTGCGGGAACGCCGCTAGGGTGGTGCTCTGTACGCCAGGAGGCAGAATCATTGGAGTTTCCTTTGCCCAGTGTAGGGCTCGAAATTCGGTACTGCACGTCTACACTTATGGAGGAACAAGTCTAAAACTTTGAGGCGGGGGCTGAGTGGGGACGCTTTGGAACGTCCCCGTGACTCGCCTAAGTGGGCGTGGCCTGCACCCAAAATCGTGAGTGATCGATTAGTCCGTGTAACTAATCGACGCCGTGAGCGTGTGAAACAAGCACTCCAACTTTCCCTCGACCGTGGAATAGTTGAGAGTGCCATCGAGTGAGCCGGTGTAGGCATCGTCGTTGCCGTTTCCGGTAATGTTGCCGGTGCCGTGGAAGTCCATGTGGTAGCCGGTCGGGAAACCTTGGAAGTTCCCCGAGGTCGTTAGATTGGTCACGACAGCGGTAGAGGACCATTCAAGAAATTTGAGAGTCTTTGGTCCGTTGAGATTCCCCGGGTCAAACGAGATGACAAGCCTGCGAAGCACGCCGTTCTGATTATGCGTGGGAACAGGAAGAACGGTTGAGATTGGAGGCACAAAACTTCCAGGAACTTGATTTGTCTGATTTAGTGTTTCAGTAGACATCGTTTTTCTCCTCGCGACCTTGAAGGTCGCTTCATGAAGTTAGACTACCACAAAACCTTATTACCGAGCGTTCGAGCGATGCGCAGAAAGAAATGCTTCGTTACATCTTTTCCCT